CGCCCAATCGCGCTACCATCGACTCAATCTGCTGCTCATTGGTCGCTAGTGGGATAGGCACGTTGTCGATTTCGGCCACCAAGCAGGCAAGCATCGCCATGCCAAGCCAGGGCTGATTCTGCGCGAGGACAGGGCCGGCCGCCTTGAACAAGCGCAGCTTGTCGAGAGACGTCATGCGGCGAAGCGTCAACCGCCGCCCCAGCCCGTCGGTAACGGTAGGGGCGGCCGTGGCGGCGGAGATAATCGTGGCTGAGGGACTCATCAGATTCGCATCCGCCGCGTTGCGAAGAACTCTAACTTCTGCTTGACGCCACTGTCGCCCTTCCACTGACCAGCGCTTGTCAGCTTGAACGTCACGCCGTCGTATAGATAAGTTGACGTAGATCCGTCCGTCTCGGATACATACTGATACATCGTGCCGGCGGGTACTGTACTGCCATTGTAGAATAGCTGTTCGGCTGCCGCGATGAAGTAGTCGACTGCAGAATCACCCCGCTCGATTTCGAAGGCCCCTTCCCAGCCTTTGGGAAGTTCAGCCCCCATCTGAGTACCGTCGAGCCGGTCCACTCGTACCGAGTATGTTAGCTGGCGTGCTTCAAACCCCGTAACATACGAGAGATCCACTCGTCCCGCGGGACCCAGAACCACCAACTGGGTATCCACGCCAACGGAAAAATTGGTAAGCGCCACGTTGAGATCTCCTTACGTCGGTTGCCCGTTGGGAAGCGTCTGAACGGACACTACAACGCTCTGGCCGCCCTCGATGTTCACGATGAACTTTTCGTTGATCGACTGATACTGAACCTGTGCATCGGATTGAACATAGCCGAGGCCGGTTTGGCTGGCGGGATTGTTCGAAGTGTCGCAAATTACACTGAAGGGAAGGCTCCCGTCCGTGCTTCCTAGAATACCTTGGTTAAACATGTTCTGCAGAAAGGCGAGCTGCGTCGCGCGAATTTGTTGGAACAGGCCAGAATTGACCAACTGTCCCACAAACTGACCCATTCCGGCAGCAAGGGTTTCGGCAATGTAGTTTGTAAGGCGCGTATAGTTGTCCCCGTTTATGGCGAGGTTTGAGGACGAATTGTGGCCAGCGCGCACCCCCCAGTACGTGCCGCCAGGCTGAGGATTGCTGATAACATCGATGCCGGCCCCGATCAAGACCGAGAGATCGGCCGACGCATATGCGGTCGCCTGACCGGAACCAGGGGTTCCCGATTTCTGACTACCGACGATACTGTAGAGCTGTTTGTTAAGGCTGGATTGTTCCGGAGAAAGGTTCGCCAGACGTCCGGCCGTGAAACCCTGCGGCGACACCAATCGAACAACATTGTTGACCTGGTCTGACCACCACAGCCAATCACCAAACATGAGCTTGGCCGCATAGCTGTCGAGACCCGCCTGGCCTTTAACGTTGACAGCGTGCTGAATTGTATCGCCCGGTGGCCCGGTCAAAATCATATAGACGCCCTCTTGCAGGCCGAACGCGGCCTGTGTCGTCCACTGAGTTGGATCATCGGCGTCTGCCAGAAGCGCGATGCCGCAGCCCTGACCGGTAAGCGCATACATGCCGGTCCTGGGCAGCACATTCGAGCCGACAAGTTGGCTCGCCGCGACGCCGGTTGCTCCGTCAGATCCGGCGGTGCCTGCTCCTAGCGTGGTGGCAAAGCCGGATGGAGTGGCTATGGCACCACCGCTGCTGGCGATCACAAGCTGAGAGGGACCCCGCTGTGGGCCTTGCCCTTGGTTGACCGCGGTAGCCAGTGCTGTCCAGAAGTCTGCTCCCGTACCTCCAATGTTGTTATAAACTTCGGGCTGAAGACCAGGCAGTACTGCCGTCAGACACCAAGTGTTTACCTGGGAACCCGGGTTCAATGCAAGCACGACCTGGTTTCCCAATGAGCCAGTATACAACGCTGTAAACGTAAATGTCGTGTTGGGAACGGCTACCTGGGCGGCTGTGTCGGTACCGTCGGTGACCCGAACGCACCGGAAGTTTTGTGCGCCCTGCTGTACGGCCGTCGCGACCTGAGTCCCCATGTCGTATTGGCGGGCTACAACAGGGCCGTAGCTACCTGCGTAGTCAGCCATAGTGGCCACAATTGCGGGCTGGCTGACAGGCCCCCACGAGGCGGTGCCGACCACGCCGAGGACATTTGTCGGAACACCGTTCAACACAAGGTTTTGCGGTGGGACAATTTGAACATAGAGATCCGGCACCACCAGTGCGGTGGTGTTAAGGCTGCCCTGCTGAAAGATCGGCATCGGCGTCAGATCCCTTTTCCGGACGCTACAAGGACGCGCACCACTGAGTGTGTCCACTCGCTGCTGAGAACTTGTGCGACACGCGCCGAATCGGTAACGGTGTCACCTCGGGCGAGACCATCAAATGGCTTTACTACGATTAAGTGGATATTCATGAATACTCCGAAGATCAGGCCGTGAAACTGGCCGCGTTCAGTAACAAGTTACCAAACAACATCGCCGGTGGCGACGTGCTGATGATGGTCGGGTACTCAACCTGGTATAGCAGGTCGCGACGATAGAGCAGCGCGTCCTGCGACTGATCGAACACGGTCGTCCCGGCATAGGTCAGCTTTCCCATTGAGCTATCGGCAAGAGCGATAAATATCGACTGTGCGAGCGCTAGGTCTATGGCGATAGCTGTTGCGTCCCGCGACGTCGGTGTCGGACACCAGCAGGAGACGCGAAAGATCTGCTCTTGTCGTCGAATCTCCTGCTGAGCGGAACCGTCCGCGACCACGCGGGCCGTCAAGTCGCCGGCGCCGGGGATAGTTAGCGTGGAGCCCGACAATTGAACGATCGCATTTGCCCGGGCTAGAGTTGCCAAGTTGGCCGCGACTAGGGCCGGGTTGTCGCCGGCTTGAGTACGATAGGCGTAACTTTGGCCACTTTGGCCATTAACGAGAATTCCGGCCACCTGGCCGAGGGCCGCGGATCCCCCGAACGTCACCGAGGTACCCGACACCGACGCGGTTAGAGCCGGTGGGTTCGGGCTGCCGGACCGGATTTGCGTGTATCGCGTTGTGGTGCGCGTGTGGCCAGGCGCGGGAAATACCGTGACGTTAATTCGCCCCGCGGTGAGGTCTGCGTCCAGCGCAGCCGAGTTTGGCCAGCCACGATAGATACGGCAGTCAGGTCCCGGAACGCTTGGTGAGCTGGTGCCATTCGGGTAGAGGGCAGCGGAAGAAAGCGCGACCAGTGCGGTCTCCACATCGGATTCGTCTGCCATCAGGTCGCAGCCTGCTTGACCGAGAGGCGCCAGCCGAGATTCGTCAACTCTGCTGACGAAACAACAGCGTTGCGGCCGAGGTCGTCGGTCATCAGATCGGAGACGAGAAGTACGACACCAGGCTGGGCGGGCAGGAGCACGGTCCAATGCGACACCGATGAATCTCCGGGGAGATCGGCTGACGGGATCCCCGCGAGCGCGGCAGCTCGGACACTGGCCGGCCAGTTCGTCAGCAGAGGCGTGTTCGTTGCGGCAGTGACCCCGCCATAGGTATTCACGCCGCTGGCCGTTGGCGCGGCTGGGCGGGTAAATGATACGATCCGGTCGGCGCGGACACATAGAACTGGCATCAGAGATTGCTGAGCGGCGATGAACCAGGTGCCATTCTTCTGGACGAGGTAGTCTCCAACGCGGGTATAAGCAGAATCGAAGATGCCATTCCAAAGGGGATGATCATAGGTGTTGGGTCGCTCAAACCCTCCATGCACGTTACTAAATGCGGCGTGCAGACGGAGGAAGCGATTGGCGGAACGCAGCGGCTCCAAAACGCTCGAAGGCCGATATGCATCCGTGGGCGCCCCGATAGATCGCGCGGCGACGTTCAAGCCCCAACTGATCCGATCTTGGAGGCGGGATTCGTCCATTTAGACCACCAAGGTAATGCCGCCGTCGGTCAGTGCGGGCCCGGCGGGAATGCCAAGAAAACCGCACAGACGGCGGCACCAGCTGTCAAAAAGGCGGGCGCGATCCCGCG